ATTATATAATTGATCCACCACAGTTTACTTCAACAAACAATACTTTTTTATCTACTTATCAAGAGTCGATGTTATTACATGGAGTGTTGTCTGAGGCTTTTAGATTCTTAAAAGGACCAGACAATCTATACAACCTCTATCAAACAAAGTATACTGAAGAAGTACAAAATTTTGCTCTACAACAAATGGGCAGAAGAAGACGTGCAGAATTTGATGATGGTGTTCCAAGAATAAAAATTGAATCACCATCTCCATAAATTTATAAAGGAGAACAATTATGGCTATAACAACAAACGCAATCTGTAATTCTTTTAAAAAAGAATTACTTCAAGGAAAACACGATTTTGATACATCATCTGATACATATAAATTAGCGATGTACACAAATGCAGCGACTTTAGGAAAATCAACAGAAAACTATTCTACGGCTCAAGAAGTTTCTTCACCATCTGGATATTCAGCTGGTGGTAAAGCTCTTGTAAACCAAGGAGTTAAAGTTTCATCTTCAGTTGCAATAACTGATTTTGCTGACTTATCATTTACTGGTGTAACTCTTACTGCAAGAGGAGCATTAATTTACAATACAACTACAGACGGTGGTTCAAATACTACTGACGCAGTTGCTGTATTAGATTTTGGTTCTGATAAAACTGCAACATCTGGAACATTTACTATTCAATTCCCAGCATTTACAACATCTGCTGCGATATTAAGAATAGCATAATAATTATGGGAGCCCGATCTAGTGACAACAAAAACATTTACTGTTACAGTTTCTAATCCTGGATCGGGCAACAAATATTATTTAGATAGTGTACTTACCCCTACTATCTCATTAGCAAAAGGGGCTACTTATAAATTTGATCAATCTGATGCATCTAACAATACTCATCCCTTAGTATTTTCATCAGATTCTGGAAACTCAACTCCATATACAGATGGAGTTACTACAAGTGGGACTCCAGGACAATCAGGAGCTTTTACACAAATTGTTGTAGCAAATACAGCACCGTCTTCAATATATTATTATTGTTCTAATCACGCTGGTATGGGTGGCCAAGCTAATATTACTTCAGATACTTGGGGTGCATTAGAATGGGGACAAGGAAGTTGGGCAGCTCAAGGAGATGTTGGTTTAACTGCAACTGGATCACTTGCAACTTTTAGTATTGGAAACACAACAGTCGATGCTGACATTCAAGTTGGTTGGGGTGGAGATACATGGGGTGAAAACGAATGGG